CGACTACGCGGGATTTCTGGATCGCAAGGCCCAGTTGGACGGCTACTCAGGCTTCGAGCCTCTCTGGCTTCCGGAGTTCCTGATCGACTTCCAAACCGCCCTGGTTGATTGGGCGGTGCGGAAGGGGCGCGCGGCGATCTTCGCTGATTGCGGGCTTGGCAAGACGCCGATGCAGCTCGTGTGGGCCGAGAACGTCCGGCGAAAGACGAATCGACCCGTGCTGATCCTGACGCCGTTGGCCGTATCGGCTCAGACTCTGAAGGAGGCCGAGAAGTTCGGGATCGAGGCGGAGCGCTCGCGCGACGGTCGCCCGCGCAAAGGTCTGACCGTTACCAATTACGAGCAGCTCGCCAAGTTCCGACCCGAGGACTTTGCTGGGTGTGTGTGTGACGAGTCGAGCATCCTCAAGTCGTTCGACGGGGTGACGCGCCAGGAAATCACGGACTTCATGAGCAAGCTCAAGTACCGTCTCCTCTGTACGGCGACGGCGGCTCCCAACGACTACGTTGAGCTGGGAACGTCCAGCGAAGCGCTCGGGTACCTCGGCAGCACCGACATGCTCGGGCGTTTCTTTCGCAACGACAACAACACGATCGACTCGAAGGGACGCTACAAAGGCTTCGGGGCGCCGCGCGCTTGGAGCGCGCCGAAGTGGCGTTTCAAGGGACACGCTCAAGGCGCGTTCTGGCGGTGGGTGTGCTCTTGGGCCCGCGCGGTTCGGCGGCCGTCGGACTTGGGGTTCAGCGACGAGCGCTTCATCCTCCCGGCTCTGCGAGAGCGAGAGCATATTGTGAAGGCGCAGGCCTCGCTCCCGGGAACGCTCTACGACATCCCCGCTCAAGGGCTCCGCGAGGAGCGCGAGGAGATGCGGAGAACGTTGCACGAGCGCTGCGAACGCGCCGCGGCTCTGGTAGCTGACTCCAGGAAGCCGGCTGTGTTGTGGTGTTACCTCAACGACGAGGGAAACGAACTCGCTCGACTCCTCCCTCACGCGACTCAAGTCAGCGGTGCCGACGCGCCCGAGGAGAAAGAGGAGAAGTTCCAAGCCTTCTCGTCCGGACAGGCGCGGCTCCTGGTCGTCAAGCCGAAGATCGGCGCCTGGGGGCTCAACTGGCAGCACTGCGCGCACATGACGTTCTTCCCCTCCCATTCCTTCGAGCAGTACTACCAGGCCGTCCGTCGCTGTTGGCGCTTCGGACAGGAGCGCGAGGTGGTGGTCGAGGTGGTGACGACTGAAGGCGGGAAGGGAGCGATGAAGAACCTCCAGCGCAAAGCTCAAGCCGCGGACGTCATGTTTTCGGAGCTCGTCGGGTATATGGGGGACGCCTTGCAAGTGAATCGTTCCATCGACTACCCCCGAGCCGCAGAGGTTCCGTCTTGGCTGTAAAGGATCAACTCGTCACCCCCGACTTCGCGCTTTACAATGGCGACTGTATGGAGGTGATGAGGTCGCTCCCCGCGGAGTCCGTTCACCTCTCGGTCTACTCGCCACCGTTCGCTGGGCTCTACCACTACAGCTCCTCCGAACGCGACCTCTCCAACTGCCGGGACTACGAGGAGTTCTTCGAGCACTACCGCTTCGTGGTGGAAGAGATTGAGCGGTTGACGCTCCCCGGACGGCGAACGCTCGTCCACTGCATGGACGTTCCGACCGGCAACACGGGGTGCGACGAGCTCCGAGACTTCCCGGGCGACATCATCCGGTTGCACCGGGAGCTCGGCTTCGGCTACACCGGGCGCTATCACGTTTGGAAGGAGCCGCTCACCGTCCGCAACCGGACGATGACGAAGGCGCTCGCTCATCAGTCTGTAGTTGAGGACTCCACGCGCTGCACCGTCGCCAGCGCGGACTACCTCTTGTCCTTCCGCAAGCGCGGCGAGAACCGTATTCCGATCGAGCACCCCAAGGGGTTGTTGGACTACGCTGGCGAGAACGCTATCCCGGGCGAGCTCCTGCGGTTCCGGGCCTGGAAGGGCCCTCAGATCGAGAATCAGTATTCCCACTGGATCTGGAGACAGTACGCTGACGCTTTTTGGGATGATGTCCGACTCGATCGGGTCCTGCCGTTCAAGGACGCTCGCGACCCCGAGGACGAGCGCCACATCCACCCGCTTCAGCTCGACGTGATCGACCGCGCCTTGGTACTATGGAGCAACCCAGGCGAGACCGTCTTGAGTCCGTTCGCCGGGATCGGGTCGGAGGTCCACGAGGCCGTGGCTATGGGGCGTCGGGGGATCGGGATGGAGCTCAAGCCCTCCTACTACCGTCAGATGGTTCAGAACCTCAAGAGCGTTCGAGTCGCCTCCACCACCCACCTCTACTGATGCTCACGCTCAAGGTTCGCAACGTCCACGAGGCGCTCCCCGAGGGGATGCGATTGGTCAATCTCTTCGGGGTCACCGAGGAGAGCCGCAACGGACCCGTGCGCGTCCTGCCGGATCCGCTTTCGACCTGCTACCTCAAGCCGCAGGAGCGCGTCGAGCTCTGGCCGCAACGAGACTCCAACCCGTTCTTTCACTTGTTCGAGGCGCTGTGGATGCTCGCGGGGCGGAATGATGTGGCCTTTCCGGCGCGTTTCGCCAAGCAGATCGGACAGTACAGCGACAACGGCCGGACGTTCAACGGCGCCTACGGCTACCGCTGGCGCAACCACTTCGGTCGCGACCAACTGACGGAGATCGTCGAGGCGCTCCAGAAGAATCCGACCTGTCGGCGTCAGGTGCTCTCGATGTGGGACGCGCGCAACGACCTCGGGCTCGACTCGAAAGATGTTCCATGCAACCTCAACGCTTGCTTCCAGATCGCGCAGGGAAAGCTCAACCTCGTGGTCTACAACCGCTCGAACGATCTGGTGTGGGGCGCCTACGGCGCGAACGCGGTTCACTTCTCGGTCCTCCAGGAGTACATGGCGGCGCGCATCGGGGTCGAGGTCGGGACCTACCACCAAGTGTCGATGAACTCCCACATCTACCTCGCCCAACACGCGCGGTTGATGCTGGAGCTCGCGGCGCAGGTCACCGATCCTCCCGGGAGGCGGAACAACCCGTACACGGAGGGAGGCCTCACCTGTCAGCCGCTCGTCTCCGACCTCGCGCGCTTCGACGCGGAGCTGCCTTGGGTCCTGGAGGGACTCTCGACCTCGAAGACGATCAAGGAGCCGTTCTTCCGGGACACGGTGGTGCCGATGACGAGAGCGTTCAACGCCTACCAGAAGGAAGCGCTCGTGGAGGCGGTTGAGCTGGCGAAGTCCATCACCGCTCCGGACTGGCGACGAGCCTGCGTGGACTGGCTGACTCGTCGAGCGATCAAGCGCGGGCTCCTCGTCTCGGACGGACTCGCCGTATAGCCTCACTCGAATGGAAGCCGACCAGTTGATTCAGGTGATGCGCGAGGCCGGCGCGGTCGAGCGGTGTCACACTCTTCCTCACCACGGTTCCTACACGGTCGGGCAGCACTGCTACGACGCGCTGTCCCTGCTCCTGCTGCTCCATCCTGACCCGTCGCTCGCCTTGATCAAGGCGACGCTGTGGCACGACTTCCCGGAGCGCTGGACGGGCGACGTGCCCGCCGTGATCAAGTGGCGTGACCCGAACCTCCACAACGCGCTGGAGCGCGCGGAGGGGCGGATTCTCGCAGAGACCTTCGGCACGCTCCATCCTTGGGCGGAGCTCTCGTTTTCGGATCGCTGCTGGATCAAGGCGGTGGACGCGCTTGAGCTCTTCCTGTGGTGCGGAGATCAACTGCGCCTGGGGAATGAGAACGCGCGTGTGGTGATGAGCAACCTCGCGGGGATCCGCGGCGCGGACTGGCTCCCGGCGCCGGTCGTCCGCTACTGGAGCAGCTTGCCGCCGGTGCGGTCGCGCTTCCCAGACGCGCTGGAGCCGCTGGCGGAGGCCGTGTGATGAAGAAAGATCGAGGCGACTCCAACCCGAGACGGTTCGGACACTCCGGACCGTTTGCTATTGACCCTCCTCCTTCTCCCCCTCTCGGTTCTCCGTACCCGCTGGAGACCAGGATTCAGCAACAGCTCGGTCATCAGTTTGTCGGAGAGGACGCCTACCGTGCGAACATCGCGCCCATCGCGCGCGAGGACGTGGAAGGCCTGTTCAAGTCTCACGAATCCTATGGGAACTCGTGGAAACGCCGTGGCGGAAGCTCAGCCTGGTTTATGCTCTGCCGCAAGTTCGATCGGCTGGAGCTCCAGATTGGTCGCCATCACTTCGACGTGTTCGCCGCGGCGCTAGCTGACCGCCGGCCCGAGGGCGTAATCGACGATCTTCGCGACATGCGACGGTACCTGTTGCTGGTGGAGGCCGAGATCCGCTTCCAGCTCTCCCTCACAGCTCCGAACATCCCGGAGTGCCCAATCGACTTCTCCGAACCCGAATCCCCATGAAGCGCGAAGCCGTCCTGACCGCCCTGAAGAAGATCGAGCCGGCCCTGGCTCGCAAGCCGCTGTTCCCCGTCCTGACGCACCTGCTGTTCAAGGGCGGGCGCGTGGTCGCCTACGACGACTCGCTGATGATGAGGCGAGAGTTGGACTTCGACTTTGAGGGCTGCGTGCCAGGTCGCCTGTTGATCGACTTCCTGAGCGCTTCCGTCGCGGAGGACTTGGAGCTCGTGAAGGGTGAGGAGACCACCCTGGGGCTCAAGCTCGGGCGCTCGAAGGCCGAGCTCGCGACGATGCCGGCCGACGCCTTCCCCTCGAAGGTCGAGCCCGACGACAAGGACGCGGTCGAGCTCTTGCTCACCGAGAGCTTTGTGCCGGCGCTGGCGAAGGCCGCGGTGAGTATGGGAGAAGACTCGCTGCAGCCCTGGTGCTTCGGGATCACGCTCGACCTCGCCAATCAACGCCTGCTCTCCACCAATCGGTCTTCGGCCGCGTTCGTGACCCTCGCGGAGCCGAAGAAGCCGCTCACGGAGCTGATGCCTCCGCGCTTCGTGGAGGTCTTCCTCAAGCTCGCCAACAAGACCAACCCGAAGCGGCTGATGTTGTGGAAGGGCGATTGGGTCGGGGCGGACTTCGAGGACGGCACGCGCCTGCAATGCAAGACGGTCCCCGAGGCCAAGGCGGCGACCTTCGACGACATCCTCAAGCGCACGTCCGGAGACGCCAAGGGCGAGCTCCTGGCGATCCCGACGGGCCTCTCCGAGTCCCTCATCCGCTCCCAGGTCTTCATGACCTCGCCAGTGCTCACCGAGCGGCTGGCTGACCTCCGAATCACGAAGGACCGGCTCAATGTCGAGGTGCGCAGCGAGCGTGGTTCCTTCCGTGACTCGCTCAAGCTCTCCGGCCATCCTGAGCTTCACGTGCGGGTCGTCTCTGAGATCCTGGGGCGCGTGCTGCCGTTCTCTCAGAAGATGAGCATCAGCGAGAAGTGCGTGATGTTGGAGGGCGAGGGCTGCTCCTTCCTCGTCGCCACGTCCGTCGCTCCGAAGCCCGTCGCGGTCGCGTAGCGCTCGCGCGTGGGCTCCTACGGGCTTTTCGAGACCCGGACGGAGGCGAAGGGCGAGGACGCGGGACGGCTCGTCCGCTCCGCCGTAGACATCAACCCTACCGCCCGGACTCCGGACATGAAGCCCAGCGGCGCGAAGGCGCCGCTGGTGTACCTCCTGGGGGAGGCGCCGGGCGAGGAAGAAGACCTCAAGGGAGTTCAGTTCTGCGGGAAGTCCGGCCAGCTCCTCCGCCCGTTGATCCCGCGCGAGCTCGCTGGCCAGGTCCGCTGGAACAACGCGGTGCGCACCCGGCCGGTCGAGGCCGGTCCCCGCGGCCCGAAGAACCGGATGCCCACCCCGCAAGAGGTCGCGTTCTACCTGCCCTCGCTGCGCCAGGACATCGAGACGGCGCGACCGCGCCTCCTCTTGGCGCTCGGGTCCATCCCGTTCCGAGCCCTCCTCCCGGACATTCGGGGAGAGTTCTCGGCCGCGCGCGGTCAGCTGTTCCCGCTCCAGTTCGGCGGCCACCGCACCTGGGTCTGTCCGTTCAACCACCCCTCCTACATCCTGCGGATCGAGAACGAGCGCAAGGTTGAGAAGGTCGCCTCCGGCGCGGAGTGGAAGCGCGTCTGGGAGCTGGACTTCACCCGGTTGTTGAGAGAGGCGGAAGCGCTCCCCGTGCCCGAGGTCTACCCGGCCGAGGAGATTGAGTCGGGGCTGGAGCTGCTGCGCTCTCCGGAGGAGATTCTGCGCTTCCTGAAGGGAGCGCGTGCCGATCGACGTGACGCGGCTTTCGACTTCGAGACCTCGGACCTGCGGCCCTATGCCGGAGCGAAGCTCCTCACTGTAGCCATCGCTCAGGGAGAACGAGTCGTGGCCTTCCCGCTGGAGCACCGAGACTCCGGCTTCACGCCCGCGGCCGTCCGCCAGATCTGGGAGGCCTTCCTTGATTGGTTGCGCTCGCCGGCTCGGAAGGTCGCGCACAATCTCGCCTTCGAGTTGGAGTGGCTCGCGTTCCGCGGAGGAGCGCTTCGACCTTGTCCTTGGGGAGATACTCAAGCGGGCGCCTACGTGCTCGACGAGCGCCCCGGGGGCCACGGTCTGGGCTTCATCTCCCAGCTCTACTTCGGCTTCGAGTTGAAGTCTCGCAGCCCGTCAATCAACCGGAGCCGGCTGGAGGAGGCGTTCCTCGGTGACGTGTTGAAGTACAACGCGCTGGACGCGAAGTTCACGTTGCTGGCGGACGCGCGCCAGCAGGTCCTCCTCCGTAGGAACCGCCAGCAAGCCATCTACGCCGAGCATATCCGGCGGATTCCCGGGGCTGTTGGGGCGCAGCTGCGCGGGCTGCTCGTCGCGCCGGAACAGGTCCGCTTGTTTCAGCAGAGCCTCTCACGCGAGCTCGACACTACCACGCGAGCGCTCGCCTCGGAGCCCGCGGTTGAGGTGTATCGCCAGCGCTATGGGATATTCAATCCCGCTTCCAACACGGACCTGGTGAGGATGTTCCGCGATGTCCTGCGGCGCCCGGAGGGCAAGCGCGGCGACAAGTACAGCACCGACGAAGACGTGCTCAAGCAGATGAAGGACGAGCCCTTGGCCGCGGCGCTGTTGAAGATGCGCGGCGTGGCGAAGCTCAAGAGCACATACGTGGACGGTCTGGACCCGCTTCGCAAGGACAGCTACGTCTGGCCCGATGGTCGGCTGCATCCCCAGTTCAAGACGCTCGCCACGGACACCGGACGCTTCGCGAGTGAGGGCCCGAACGGCCAAAACTGGCCGAAGCGCAAGCACGCCGAGATCCGCAAGCAGATCGTCCCCGGCAAGGGTCGGTTCTTCGTGGCGGCTGATTATTCACAGATCGAGGCCAGGGTCATTGCGATGTTCTCGCGCGACCCGACCCTATGCAAGGCGATCCGCGCGCGCTACGACATCCACCTCGATTGGGCCGAGCGCTTGGTCAAGGCCCACCCTCAGATCCTCGACCGCTACCCGGGAGGCTTGAAGGAGTTCCGCAAGGTCGACGTCAAGAACGCCTGGACCTTCCCGCTGTTCTATGGGGCGACCTCGCCGCACGTCGCGGCGATGTTGGAGATGCCTGTGCGGAAGGTTGAGAAGCTCGTGGACCAGTTTTGGGCGATGTTCCCCGGGGTCCTCTCGTGGGGAACTCAACTCCGCAAGGACTACCGCCGGCTCGGCTACGTCGAGACCTTGACGGGTCGCCGTCGCCACGCGCCTCTGGGCGACAACCACATCGGCAACACGCCGGTCCAGGGCACCGCGTCCGACCTCGTGGTAGACGCGGGGAACCGATTGAGCGAGTTCGCGGAGCTCGACCCCGAACAGGAGTTTCTCCAGTACGTGCTCAACATCCATGATGACCTGACGTTCTCGGTGCCGAAGCCGAGGCTGGAAGAGTCGGTTGAGCTCATTGTAAACTCAATGGTGACGTTCGAGTATCCTTGGCTCAACGACATCCCAATCGAGGTCGAGGTATCTGTAGGTCACAACTGGTACGACATGAAACCCCTCGGGAAGTTCGCCTCGGACGAAGCCGCATGACCGCTCAATCTCCCCTCCCTCTCCACAAGAAGTACCGCCCTCGGCGCTTCGAGGACGTCGTTGGTCAGGCCGCCACCGTCAAGTCCCTCAAGAAGCTCGTGGCGGAGCGCAACCAACAAGCCTTCTGCTTCACCGGCCCGAGCGGTACCGGCAAGACGACGCTGGCCCGGATCGTGATGACGGAGTTGGGAGCGGACGAGCACAACCTGCGCGAGATCGACGCCGCGACTCACACCGGGATCGAGGACATGCGCGAGTTGACGGGCCTGTTGTCCTACTCGCCGCTGGGAGGAGGAGGTGCGCGAGGGTTGATCATCGACGAGTGTCAGGC